CGGCCGAATTCGTGGGTCGCGTCATGTGCGCGTCCGTAGTTTGTGTTTCCACGTGGCTCGAAGCCGTTAGCCATGCACCAAAGCGCTATCGCTGCCCATTCGTGCTCTGACATTAAATGCCAGCCTTCGCCGTTCGCCTGGCACCATGATTTTGCCGTGTCGAAGTTCACGGAGGTGCGCGGGTCTAGCCCTGGTAGCGAGACGACTTGGCCGTTATGATAATGCGCCTGGAATGCGCCGATGAACACCTCTGATTTCTCCACGCCGTTCACCATAAATGCGGTCGCAACACCGGTGCCGAATGGGTCGCCGGCAAAGCCCAAATCTTCATACCGAAATTTGTAGATAGGCACCATGATGCTAGGGTCGCCGTTGGCGTTGTAAATTACGGTATTCTTGCCTTGTGTAGACAGTTCAACCTGTTTGCGCAGCGTGTCGGGTATGAATGACAGGCCTCCAGGTATTGAAACCGACTTAATGACATTGCCGGAGGTGCCCAGGCGTTTGTTGAGCTCTGTGGTGTCTGGTACGTTCTGAGCGCCAGTGCCGACATCACGAGTCGCTGCGCTTTTCAAAAAGCCTTTGTTGACTGCGTCATCGTTTGCGTTGGGCGTGTTTGTTTTTACGCGGCCTCCCTCGTCGCGCTTAACTATTGAGTCAGCAGTCGGGTTAACCGACTGGCTGCCGAACAGCAACTCTGAGGCTTCGATAAGCTGTTTCGCCTGCTCGCTCAACGCAAGAATGGCGCCGGGGTGTAAAACGCCTTTGGCAACCTTCCCGCTGCCTGAGCCTGCGTCCCAGCTCTCGATGGTCTCAATCGTGTTGACGCCAGTATCTGTTGTAAAGGTGCGTTTAACTTCGAGTAGCTGCCCTTCAATATACAGTGATGAGCCGGGCTTCAGGCCTGCGATGTCGTCGCCGTTTTGGACGGTGATTAGTGCGCTGCCGTTTGTGACGGTAACGCTGGTTGCTCTCCATAGGATACTCATGCTTCCTCCGAAATAATTGATAAGCGCTGCGTGTTGTCGTATGTCGGTACAGAGTGAATAACCTCTAGTCTGTACGTTCTGTTTGTTGCTGACTGAAGTGTGTCGGTAAATGTGAAAGAGCCGTTTAGATTCCACTCCTCTGTGTATTTAATGGTGCCGCCATAAGCCATGTGCGAGCCCTGAACGGTGTGCGAAGAAACCAGCACTTCTCCGCCAGATGTTTGTCTGTAAAGCTTCAGGGTTGCGGTTGGGTCAAAGCCAACAGGCTGCTCCCCGTTCGGTATGTTTCTGACTGCTGATATCGCAATCGAGTTTTTGATTTCAATGATGCCGCCGTTTGAGCCGAACGGCCCTAGCGCCACATCAACGGGCGAGCCGATGCTTGAGTTTTGCATTGCATTCTTAAGCGTGCCGGCAGTGATTGAGCCGCCAAAATACTGGTCGCCGTCTTCGCTGAAATAAGCGAGCGCGTTGGCTTTGGTGAGCCCGTCAAACTTAACTAGCTTGTTGGTTTCGTCATACGTGTAGCTGTTTCGGGGGCCTTTCCATTCGAGCAGGTTGTTAGGGCCGAATGCACTAGCTGTCTGAATGCTCATATAGTTACTGCCGACAAGCTCTATGCGGCCTGACTTAATGACTGGCGAGTTAAGCTCGGTTCCCGCGATAAACTTGTCGCCGGCTATTGTGCCGGTCGCCACCATGCTGCCATTGATAAGCAGTGCGACCTGGTCCCAACCATTGTTTGCGGGGTTGCGTTGTCGCGCGTCGGAGTCTGACCCGTCAGTTAGGGTTTGCACGAAAATGTCGCCCGGAATGGGGTTCCGTCCCACCAGCGCCTGAAAGCGCGAGTATCCCTGGCTCCAGTTGATGGTGTCGTAGCGACCTCCAAAGAAGCCGGGTCCGGTCGCGCCATCGCTTCCGGCGGGTCCTTGCGGCCCTTGTGGACCCTGTGGCCCCTGTGCGCCGTCCTGCGGAATGCGACCAATCAGAGCGCCGAGTGTGGGTTCATTGCCGTTCACTTCCTCAAAGCGTGGGCGGGCGAACTGTGCCTTGTGGTTCGGGTTGGTCACGTAGTAACGATAAACGCGTTGGCGCTGTGTGTTGCCACCGGCGTTTTTAAACTCCGTAATGCTCGTCACTTTTTCACCGGTTTCCGGGTCGTAAATGCCGGACAGGTCGGAGCCGTTGCCGGTGTAGCTTTGTGGGTGAATGATGCCTATGACGAGGTACCACTTATTGAGCTGAGGTAAATTGCCGCTCCAGTGGTAGGGGTTGCCATTGCTGGTGCCATCCAGGTTCTTGGTGTTTGACTGCGAGCAGCCCAGGTATAAGCGCTGGCTGTTGCCGCCGGTTTGTTTCATCCAGACGGTGTTGCGGTAGGTTTTATCGGGATCGATGTCGACGTCTACGTTCCAGCCGCCGTCGCCATTATCGTTGCCGTTGGCCGTTGTCCAAATGGCCTCGACAGCGCCCAGTGGACCGGTCTGATATTCAACCGCATTTTCGTCAGCCGAGCCATTCTGGTTGAACGGCCCCTGGCTACCTGAGGTTCCCGGAGTCCAGTAAGCGGCCGGACGAATCAGGTTGTTATCCGTGATGCGCTGATAGTCTTCCGGTGTGCTGACACGAGTGCCACCAATAACCATATTGCCGGCATATAACCAGGTTTTGTCATCAGTGTCGTAGTACAGTTGCGGGTTGCCTTCGGTATCAGCGAATTCATAGACATCGCCCTGAATGCTGATAGCGTTGGTCACGCCGCCAATGGTGATGCCTGTCATTACAGCGCGGCCATTCTGCACTTGCTCAACGCCGACATACGCACGAGCCTCGAACTGCTCAAGCTGTTCGTTGTACTGGCTGTTTAACGAAATTTGCGCTTGGGCAAAGTTCTCCGATGAGCCGACGCGTGATGACATTATCTGAAGCGCGCGAGCGAAACCATTGATGTCGGTTTCAGCCAGTGACAAGCGCGTTGATTGCGCCTCGATTTGTTCACCGGCTTGCTGGGTAAAGCTGTTCAGTTGCTCGATGCTTTTTGCCAGCGAGCCTTCATCTGATACGTCAATTTGAAGCTGCTCTAGCGCCATGGCAAAGCGCGCATCTTTGTCGAGTTCCCCGAGGCGGTAAAGCCCGTAATCAAGCGTGTTTCTTAGCTCTTCAATCGTTGCGTCTTCTGTGGATTCTCGGTTGGTTGATATACCAAAGGCCTGGCTGGTGATGGTGCCTGCCTGCGCATCGAGTGTCTCTTCGACGCTGGTGAACTTCTGGTCGACTAGCCCCTCGCGGTCGCTTAACTGCTCGTTCAGGCTGCTAACGAATGAGGTGAACGTACCTTCTGCACCATCGAGAAATAGCGCGGCGTCATTCGCTTTTTCGACAATGTTTTCGTTGGTGATGCTTTGGTAAGTGGCCGTAATGCTAGCGTAGCTATCCAGGCCGTCCAATACACTTTGGACGTTTGAGCGGGTAACCGCATCTTGTTGGTAGGTGGTAACCGTCACAAACTCGGTTAACTCGCCTTCAATCGCTGATATTCGAGAGCCGGCTTCAGTAACTTGTGCCTGGATATTCGCTAAGTCCTGCAATGCGGCATCCGGCTTGCCAATGCTTAATGACAGCAAATCAAACTCATCAGCCGTGGTTTGGCCAAGCGTGATACGCAGGCCTTTTATGTTGCCGTGATAGCTTTCGAGGGCAGTGAAGTCGACAATGCGGATAACGTCGGTGTCGAGCTGCTCAACCGGCTCGATGATGCCCTGGTAGGTTTGTGTTGTGTCGTCGGTGAATGTCACGATGATATTGCCAAGCCATCCATCGCCCGCCGTCCGGCGTACTTTCAGACTAACCACAGGGTACTCAGAGCCGTTGTAGTCAAGTGACTGATTCTCGATGTCGCCTGTCGTCAGGCTGATTTTGTTGTTGCCTGGCGTGACTGTTCCGGTGACCGCGCTCCAGCCCTGGGCGCTATCAAAAAAGTTAAACGCGTGTGCCGGCTCAAGCGCGGATATCGAGTCAGCCACAATAGCCGTGGCTTTTTGCTCAATCAGACCGGGCAGTAACAGCAGCTCAGCGTTGAGGGTTTCGACCTGGTCTTCGGCGTAGCTGATACGCTCGACTGCCGCCTCGACTTCGCCGGCTACGCCATCGAGACGCAGTTGCGCCTGGGTGAAGCGCTCATCCGTATAACTAAATGCTCGGTTGGTGATTTCACCGGTTTCGTAGTTGATGTCAACGGCAGCGCCGATAAGCTCCAGCGAATAATCAACGCGGCGGCGCATCTCATCCCGTGATGCGGCAGATTGCAAAATGCCGGAAAGGATAGCCGCGTCTGATTCTTCCCGCGCAAACAGCTCCGAGCCGAAACGTACCTGCATTTCCTGCGCATTGGCATTTACGAGTTGCTGAAGCTCGGCGTAATCCTCGTCTACGAACCGCTGAAAGTCAGTTTCGACAGTGTCTAAACGATTCGTGTAGGTCTCAATAATTGGATCGACCTGCGACGTGTCTTTCGTCGTTCTGATGGTTTCATGCCGCATGGCCGAACGGCCGAGTATGTTAACCGTGCGTGCATATATGTTGTGCTCCGTATCTGGCGTTAACCCGGGTATGACAATGCTCGCGCCACGGCCAATAATGTTATCCGGTGTGCCATAGGCGAACTCAAACATGGTGCCCAGACCGATACCGGCGAGCGTCGGTGCCAGCGTGATTCCCAGTTGCCGGCAGTTGCACCTAAGCTGGTTGGCGGCGATGGCTCGGTGAGCGTCAGCGATATGGTTGCGGGGACCGAGGTGCGGTCGTAGCGGTTGCGGGCGTAAACCTCAATACTGTACTGCCCGGCATCGAGGCCGTTAATGTCCTGCTTTAGCTGTACGCCACTGCGTGCAATCACGGGGTATTCGACAATGTCGTCACCGTCTTTGCGTACAAGCACACGATATTCAGTCACAGCGCGTGGCGTTGGGTGCGACCAGGTGACATAACCCTGACGGTGCGTTGATACCGAGTCAACAACAAAGCTCACTGATTCAGGCGCGTCCGGGCGCGTAAAGTCCGGTAGTTCGGTGTTGGGTGTCAGGTTGCCTTCAGAGGGTATGAGGCTGTCGCTATAAAGTGCCGGTGATTCTTCTTCTAATACAAGCGACACCTTCTTCGAGTCTGCGTCAAATCCCCAGTCGGTCACGATAAACTCTTTATCAATGCCTTCGTTTGGCAGGTCGACGTGCACCGTTTTGCCCGCCATGGCCAGCAAGCCTTTAGCCTTGCATGGGAACTGGATGCGCATCCCGGCGCGGTTGCGCTCAAGGTGATACTTCATTAAACGCTGAGCCATTGTCGCTGAGTTGGTAAAGTTGAGCTGCAACTCGTCTTCAAGCTCCATACCGTCCCGCTCAACGTAAATACTGTTCGTGACCACGGGGGCGTCCGTTGGCTGGTAACCTTTTTTCGGGTCTTGCAACGATGCGCGCACCAGGTTGCAGCGGTCTTTCAATTCGCGGTGCGGCGTAATGTTGATTTCACCGGCGGCATCGGTTTCGGTCAGCGTCAATTCAGCCATCCCGTGGTAACTTGCGGTTTGCAGATAAATTTTACCGCCACGGCGATAGGGCTTGCCGCCGCATGAGCTCATAATGCGCTCAAGCACTTTCGGTGGTGACTGGTCAAACGTCCACGAGCCATTGCACGTAAAACGCTTTTCAGTCTGTTGCTGGCCATCGCTGTCAGTGTAGCTGACCATCTCATCACAAATGTTCGCCTGCTCCATAATGTGAGCTAGGTCGAACTTGTTCAGGCTGAGCTTGCGAAAGCCGTGAAAGCGCTGGTAGTCAAACGCACAAAGAATGCTGTTGTCAGACCATTCCCACGTCGCTTCATCATTGGCGCGGTGTGGGCCATCGCCGCCCACCGTGGTGTCTTTACGTGGGTCGTAAACACGCTTCCCCTTAACTTTAAATGTGATGTTCTGAAGGCCTGACGGCATTTCTTCCGGGTCGATAGGGATGGTCACGACCGCATAAGCACGCCCAAAGCCGACATGATTTTCTGTCCAGCCATCGCAATACTGAAGCGCGGTCTGGTTGGCGGTCGTCTGGTCGCCGCGCATGATGGTGTAGGTGGTGCCGGAGGGTTTAGGCTTACCGTTAACTTCGTACAGCTCCGCGGACTCAATTTGATGACCGGCCAGCGTAACGGCAACGACATGAGCCTCTTTATCGCCCATTTTCCGTTTGCCATAGCCGATTATTGAGCCTTACACCACGCATTCACCATAGACCCCGCGATGGGGCTGCAATGGTTGCGTTGTTAGCGTCTGTGATTCATTAACCGACTCTTCCACGCCGGGCATTTCCGGTTTTAGCGAGCTTTGCAGTGCAACGGTACCAATCGCAACGGCAATACCCACGACAACTGAGCTGGCGGCAAACCCAGCCGCAACACCGGCAGCAACAGCGGCAATAGCTGGAGGCATTAGCTAAGGCTCCATGATTTGAGAACAGACTCAAGCGGCATCCCTTGCAAGCCGATCTCAGTTAATACCCAGGGCTTGTGATAAAACACACCAGCCACCTGCTGGCCATCCGATTCAACAGCAACAATCGCACCGCGCACGAGTTTGCCGTCCGGCTCGCCAAGGCGCTGGGTCAAAAGCTCAACCACGTTGGCCGCGCCTAAGCGTTTCATAATGCGACGTGCACCGATGGCTGTCGTGTAATGGCCGCGAACGTCCTCGGCCACGTCCTTGCCGCCCATCGCCAAAATAGCGTTGGCCGCAAACAAACAGCAGTCGTTTTCGCCCCATTTAAACGGCGTTTTACGGGTCTTTAAAAGGAAGTTGGCCAACTCGGTCGGCCAGTCATTCGCTCGTTTCATCGCTCGTTTAATCTCCGAATACGTTTGGGTGAGGTGCCGCCACCAGGCGAACCGCCGCCGACTTGTTGCCCAGGAACGTCGCTGTCGATACCTTTGGCAAGCTTTTCAACCTGATCGTAAATCTGGTCACCAGGGTGAATAGCTTGCTGTGCTTCATTGGTGATGCGGGCGTTTTGTACTGGGTTGCTCCAGCGCTCGTACCAATCCGTCAGGCGCAGCGTGACAGTAAACGGCTTGCCTTTTTTAATGGACAGCCCGCCGTTGAATCCATCAAATAACAGTGCGCCGCCGGTAATACGGCGTTTGTCATCGAGGCCAACCAGGTGTAAGCGAGCGGTTAGGCCGGTCGGGTCTTCATTGACAATGTCTGAGAACAGCGTCAAATCATCAAACAGCATCGACACCTCAAAGCCATTAGGCGACTTGCCGGCAGACTCTTTGAACTTGCCGATTTTGGCCAGCTCACCCACGCCCAAATACACCTGGCCGTTATAGGTGCGCTCACCGACGCCGGTATGCGCCCGCACCCATCCGCTGGGGAATTCGATTTCAGCGAACACCAACTGGCGTTTTGGGTCGGTGCTCAGTAGGACCTGCTCAATGCTTGGCTCTGTAAAGCGGCTCATCGCAACGCCTCCTGAAAGTCCACCTGGATATTACGAAAGCCGGCTTTGGTACCAGAGAACGACGGCAACTTATCCGGGTCTTTGAGCATGGCGCGAACACGTGGCCGGTTGTGGATCAGAAAATCGCCATCCAGCGGCACAGTGATAATTTCCGGCTGGAAGTTCAGTGTGACAATACCGCTGCCGTCACTGACCGCATCTTCAGTTAATTCATGCAACCGGTTGCCGAGCTGAAAACGGTCTCCCGCTTTGGCGACCGTTTGCGATGCAGCAAAGCCGCGTGCATCCAACGTAACGCCATACTGGTTCGAGCCGTGCACCACCGGCGTGCCGTTCCAGCTGCCTTCGTTGCTGTGTGCGGTGTCCTCGATAAAAGTCACGCCGCTATGGCCGCGTAGGGCAAGCAAGTGCGCACGTAAACGACGGCCTTCGGCCTTGGTCATAAACGCCCAGCGCAGAGAGATATGCCACTTGTCTCCGGGCTCTTCCCAAATCTCTTCCACCCGGTTATAAGGCGAGAGCATGGGCTTGGTAGCAAAGCTTATAGTGAAGCCGCTGCGGGTCGGTTCAATGTCCGGGAATAGGTTCATGCCGCGTTACTCCGTAGTCGCTGAGACAGAGGTCCGTTGTTGGCAAAATCGTCATACAACTCCTGTTTCATTTGCTCCATCATCTCGTCCATCACGCCTTCTAAACGGCTTTCCACACCCTCGGCAGCACCTCGCGCATCAATGGCAATCTGTGGTTTGAACTCGACAACCTGAGCGCCACCACGACCACCGGCCATGCCGTCAACACGGTTAACCAAGTTTTCAAAGTTATCGCGCTGGCGGGGGTTAAGCACCATCTCGTCGCGGCGCAGCATCCAGGTGCCTTCATTCGATGCAGGCACACGAGAAATACCGTCGTGCGCTTGTCCTTGATACGACGTACCTTTTATTGTTGTCAGCAATTTGCCACCTTCCGAGGCAGCCGTGGCCATCGCGGGGATGTTAGTCGGGAATGGTAGGGCGAACGCATTCGATATGGCGGTTGATAAGTTCAGCACACCCTGAGCAATGGCAAAGCCTTTACTAACCGCAAACATCGCCTTATAGGCAGCGGATTGTTCACCGCCGAAGGCTTTAGCCAGACCCGCCATGCCGTCAAAGATTTGCTGGCCAGCATAAAGCTGAGTTTGCAACTGCTTGCGCTGGAGCTCTTCGGTTTGCTTATCAAAAAGTTGCTTGGCCTGAAGCTTAGCGCGCTCGACTTCCTGAGTTTTGGCAATCTCTAACTGGCCGTACTGGTCAATTAATTCCAGGCGCTTTTCGTATTCAGCCTGAAGGCGTTGCTCCGGCGACATCAGGTCGTTTTCCATCGACCCAGTTAATGAATCAAACTGCTGCGCGGTCTGTTTGTCGGCCTGTTTCTGCTCTTCCTTTTTGCGCGCAGCATCGGCTAAACGCGCTTCATTTAATAAGCGCTTCTCCAGCTCAGCATTGATACCCTGAAGCTCGCCGTGCTCAATTTGGTAACGAACCCGGGCAAGCTCGGTGGTAATGTTGTGCACGTTCGCCTGCTCGCGCAGGTTGGCCAGATAGTCTTTAGCGGTCGACTGGAGCTGCTGACGCTCTTTTTCGGCATCGAGCTCTTTGGCTTTTTCAATCAGCAGTTGTTTGGTGGTGGCCTCGATTTCTTTTAGTGCCCCGTGCTCCACCTCATAACGCACCTTGGCCGCTTCGGAGACCTGCCCCTGAAGTTGCTTTTGCTTCTCAAGGCTTTCCAGCATCTTTTGCGCCTGTTCCTGCACGGATTTAAGGCGCATTTTTTCTTTTTCTTGCTCTGCCTGGTTGTTCTGGCTCTTCTTCTCGTCGATGGTGCCAGCGCGCTTTTCATTCGTCTTTGCCAGTTTGTCGCGTTTTTCCGTGACCTCTTCAATAAGTAGCTTTAATTCCTCAAGCTCCTGGCGCATTTGTCCGCTACGAAGCTCTGGCGAGGTGCCACGTGCGCCTGCGTAGATATTTTGCTCACCACTGGTTACCTTTTTCTCAAGCTCTTCTTTTTTCTTCACCAGTCCATCAAGGTGCGCATTCAGCTTATCCAGCTCGTTGCCCGCTGCTTGTTGGTCTGTTTTTAGTTGCTCAACCGTTTTTGTGATGGCGTCAGACAAGTCATAAAGTGACTCCGAGTATTCGAACGTGTCTTCAGCGGCTTCTTTAGCACGCCCGCCAAAGGTCATCAATGCCAGGCCGCCAGTAATAAGCAAGCCCGGCCAGCCACCTAGGATTCGTAAAACACCGCCACCAATACGTCCCAGCATCCCCATACGACCGGCAAGCGCTGCGGTCGCGGCTGCGTTAGCGGTTTGCGCGGCTGTGACGCGGGCGTTCGCTGCCGTTAGCGCGGTTTGTGCGGCTGTGTAGCGGTTGGTTGCCGCTGTTGCGGCCGTCAGTCCGGCGGTTGAGGTACGAAACGCTGCCGCTTTGTTCAATTCAAATTGTGCTGTACGCTGCGCCGCTACCGCCTGCTGGTATTCCGCCTGAAGCGAGCGCTGTTTGGCCACCAGTGATCGGGTTTCTTCCTGGGTGGCACGTGCACGTGCCACGATATAGGCACCGAGCATACCGGTCAGTGAGCCAACGCCCGCAATCAGAGTGCCTTGCAATGCGGTGGCAAGGGTCTGGGCATTATTGGCCGCAAACTCCATCGCGGCAGATTGTGCGTTTAACAGCGGGGTCAACGCATCATCAATCGGATCTTCGAAGGCGTTAGCCATGGCGTAATAGCTGTTGCGGTTACGCTGAATTTTCGAATTAATATTGTCATAGGTAGACTCGGCAGCGCCTTCCCACTTCTTCAGTGCCTGTATAAGCGTTGTTTTGAAAAACTCAGAGGTCACCTGGCCGGAATTAACCATTTGCCGAAAGCCACCTTCACCGGCACCGGATGCTTTGTCCATGGCTTGCAGCAATGAGGGTAGCGACTCAACCACTTGGTTAAGCTCTTCGGCACGCACAACAGGCGAGGCGAGTGCTTGCGATAAGCCGTACATGACTTGCTGCACTTCAGCTGAAGTAGCACCTAAACCCGCCGCTGCATCATTGATGCCGATCATGATTTCGCGAGTTTCGGCCCCAGTGACGATGCCACCACTTTGAAGCGCCAATAAGCGAGCGTAGGAATCGGTTAATACCAGAATGTCACGACTCTGGCGCTCAGCTGTTTCGCTGATAAAGCTTTGCGCTTCGGCAAACTCTTCGGATGAGCCGGTCAGGTTGCGAAGTCGAACCTCCGCATCCTGCATCTTACCGGCAGCACTGGTCAGGTTAGTGGCCATGTTCTGGAGTTGGGTCACACCGAAGTATGTCGTAATGGCAATGCCGGCAGTGCGAAGTGCACCGCCCATGGCGCTACTTTGGCGGGTCACCTGGTCAAAGCCACGCGATGCGGTTTGAGAGCTTGCGCCGGATGCTCGCAGCTCGCCATTAAGTACCCGGTTCTGGGCGCTGGCTTTACTGAGTGCATTGACCAGGTCTGAGGATTCGCCCTTAAGGCGTATCATCAAGCTTAAATCGTTACTCACGCGCTCTCCTCGTTAATCGCATCGCTGTAGTAAGCGGTTAGTGTGCGCAGATTCTGATAATCGCTTGGGTTTATCTCGATACCGCGCATTCGCGCATCCGCTTCTACGGCCACCACATCCAGGCCTAAACAAAAGTGCTGGTTCCAGCGCAGCAGGTCATATACCTGAAAGAACCATTCAACCGCCGGATAACAGGTGTCTAATACCTCAATCTCATCGTTACTGGCGGCGCTCATGCGCTGTTTTTCTATCAGCTCTTTCGGAGCTCCCGCAGCTTCCATCTGCTTGATAAACGCCGCGTCTTCTTTCGGGTCGGCGGCGTTTCCTTTAGCAAGCTGATGGGCCACGGACTCTAGTTTTTTGCTTCAGCCCCTATCAGTACTTTTAGAAATGCCTGGTAAATGGCCGAGGTGTAATAGGGCACTTCGGTCACTTCACGGATCGTCTCTTCAGCGGTATCGATGTCTTCTTTGGTCTCACCGATACCGACAATCACATGACGCATCAGCGCCTCTTCACCCAGCGCCTGAATGCGATTAAATTCAGAGCGGGTGATGTAACGAAACCGACAGAAGAAATCGTGCTTTTCGGTTTTGCCGCCATCCTGAGGAACGTCGGCCGTCACCGGCCAGGTGATTTCATTAACGCGTTTAAACTTAAAACCCATGTCTATTTCTCCCTGTTAGCCGGTGACTACGAGGTCACCAGCGTTTCATCTTCAATAATCCGGAACGGGCAGTCGAACGTCAGTACGCCGTCTTTATCGCCGTAGGAGGGCTTACCGAGCTGGATGGCCGTGCTGGCGATGGTGACGATGTTGCCGTCCACCGTGCCGTGCACTAAGTTGATTGGCATCGTGGCCCCGGCGACATAAACCGACGTTGGATCAAAGTCAGCGTGTGCCGGCGCTTCAAACACAATCTTGCCGTCGGGTTTCCAGTCGGTGATATACACCTGCTCGGACTTGGTGTTCTCGCTGTAAATGACTTCGGTTTTTCCATCAAGCTCAAACTCGTGCATTGACAACTCAGTACTGTCCAGCGTCATGGTGGTGTGCTTCGCGCCGACCGTGGCCGGAATTTGCCAGCCGCTAAAATCAGCAACCGGAATGCTTTCACCCGCTAAACCACCAAATAGCCCGGTGAACTCAAACTCAATCTTGGGCACTTCACCGATTTTTGCGATGTACTTATAAGTGCCACGCGCGCCCAGCACTTTGTGATTTACGCCATCAACGTAGGCGTGAAGCGTCACGTCTTTCTCGGTGTTGTTATCGATGCGAGCGTAGGTTACTTCGGTGGTGCCCACGGTCTCACTAAAGCCACAGGCCTGAAGTAGCGTGGTGTAATTAGCCGGCGTAATCGGGTCGCTGCCACCGGTCAGCTCAACTGAGAACGTCACTTTGCAGTGCTTGCCCACGACCAGGAACTTGTTATTGCCCGGGCGACCGTTGTCGAACTCGCGGTCCACTTCCGTTGCTTCAATGGGCGTGACTTCCAAGTCCATCGTCTGCATGGCTTTGGGGGTCACGGCATTGTCGATAATGTGATCTTCGCCGTAACCGCCGGCATCTTGTAGCGCGGCCAGCAACAGGCGTTTTTTCGTCTTACGAGACATGGTCTTGTCCTCTGAATGTGAAGCGGCTGCGGTATTGCTCTAACCAAAAGGCCGCGGTATTGCTAAATGACACAATGCGGCCCTGGTCAAACAGCAAGGCCTCATAAGTTTCGCTTGGCTCCCAGCCTAAAAGATGCCGGCGAACGTGAACTTTCAGCGACTCCATGCGAGCGATGGCATCACTGCCTAGGCGGTCGTTAATGCTGCGACAGGCAATCACCACACCGACGCCCGTGGTAATGGGCTGCTGAAATTGATAGGTGTTTAACTGCTCTGCTGCGCCACGGTCTGTCATTGGGATGACAAACGCCGTATCTGCCGCGATACGGTTATTTTTGATGACCGAGTCGAGATTTGTGGCGGACTCAATATGCTGAAACACCGGCTGTCCATCCAGCATGAGTGTTTGCAGGCGCTGCTCAATCAACTCGCGCATCATCAGATAAAGCCTTTGGATTTATCGCGGTTAAACACATTGCCACCTGACTGAATATCCGGAAGGTCGGTCGAGCTTGGGGCGCTATTGTCGGTGTTGACGCCAAGCGTCACCTCGCCACGACCCACCGATTTTAAAAAGGCAATGGCGGTGTCGTATCGCTTAGTGACGACCTCAGGCGCATCGTTGTCGTACAGCTTATAGCGAGCTATATCTGCACACAGCGAGGTCAGCACACTGGGGACCGGATTCAGGGGCAGGTTATAACGGCCATGCAAATAACCATCAATGAGCGCCGAGGCGTCATCGACTGCA